ATGGGAACTCTTCGAAAGGAAATGGAAAAAGGTAAATTGTCATCAGCTTTGATTGAAAAAGCTTTTGAGCATGCAACCGGTAAAGGCGGTCTTTTCTTTGGCATGATGGATAAAATGAGTCAAACGACTTCCGGTAAATTCTCTACGATGGTAGGAACTCTGAAACAAACGGGAGCTGAAATAGGCTTAAAGCTTTTACCTTATGCTAATAGTCTGATGAATTTCCTAATGCCAATGGTTGATTGGATTGCGAAAAATGCAGACATGTTATTACAACTTACAGGAGTTGCTTTAGCTGCCTATGCTGCATTTAAACTGATAACATGGGGTATTCAACTTTGGACAATTGCCCAGGCTGTTTTGAATGGCACCATGGCTCTTAATCCGGTGGGTTTAGTAGTTATTGGTATAGCTGCTTTAATTGCAATGATTGTTATTGCTTGGAATAAGTTCTCCTGGTTCAGGGGTATTGTTTTCGGACTTTGGGATACTTTTAAATTGTTCGTCAATTTTCTGAAGGATGCTGTAATGAATACAGTTCACGGACTGGTTGATATGTTTGTTGGGCTTGGAAAGATTATTAATGGAATTTTTGCACGTGACTGGGGTAGTATCAAAGAAGGTGCTTCTCAGGTGGCTAAAGGTTATGGGAATAGTTTTGCCGGTGGTGGAATTATAAAAGCTGCCATAGATAATGGTTCAAAGGCAGGTGAAACCTGGGCTAAAGGTTATAATAAAGGAATTAAAAGCTTTGCAAAGAGTGAAGCTGATAAAAAGAGTGGTGTTGATGCAGGTTCTTTGACAAGTGGTTTAGCCGGTGGTGGAAATGGTGGAATAAATCCGGAAGATAAAATAAAAGGAATTGCCGGTGGTGGTAGTAGGCCAACTAACATCACGATAAATTTAAATAAAGAAATGGTTGGCCAAATAACCATACATGCTACTACTATAAGAGAAGGGGCTGATGATATTAAAAAAATGGTAATGGAAGCATTAGCCCAGGTCTTGAATAGTTCAAATAAATTAGCAACTGAATAATATGGCAAATAACTATCAATTCAATGAATTTGATTTGGGAGAAATCTTCAAAAGTGTATGGGGTTATACTGCTCCACCATTATTATTTGGTTTGCAAAATAAGGTTGAAAATAAACTGTTTGGTAAAACTTCGGATAGTTCGGATTATTCCTTCGCAACTCCTTCGGATCGTCGTGAATCAAATATAAAAGGTTCTCCATTTTATGGGTTAAATAATAATGGAAATGAAGTGTTTTTGCCTATCTGGTTGATAAAGATTGATGGAACTAAATTTATGCTTCAAAACACGGTTTCATCTATTGTCAGTAAGAAAACAATTGTTGAAACTCAACTTGTCAATGCCCAGGGGAATGTAAAAGAAGAAATATCAATGGATGATTGGGATATTGCTGTAAAAGGTATCATTGTTTCACCTGATGGTGATTATCCAGATCAACAGGTATTTGATTTAAAAGAGATTTATAAGTCTTCTGAATCACTGGGTATTCAAAATGCTCGTACTTCATTACTTTTTGAAGGGAATGAAAAGGTGGTGATCAAAAATTTAAAATTACCTGAGCTGAAGGGAATGAAAAATGTGCAGGCATTTGAATGTGATTTAGTAAGTGATATCGAATTTAAACTAATTATTTCATAATGTACGTAAAGCTAAAAGGACATGTAGAAATCAATCGGGCTGATGGTAAAAAGTTATCGTTCGATTCATTTCATTCAGTCGATATTGAGCTTGATATATTTAAAATTAATCAGTCTTGTAAGATTCAGATACCTATATCATCACGTTTAGTTTATAAAGATAAAAAGGTTGGAGAAAGTGTTCAGACAGCCACACAGTTTGCCCGTGGTGATAAAATTAGTGTTTGGTTGGGTTATAACGATGACATACGACTTGAATTCGAAGGTTTTATTTTCAGGTTGAATTATAAAACTCCACTTGAGATTGAATGCGAAGGTTACGAATACCAATTGCGAAGGCCTTGCGAAACAAAAACATGGGCGTCAACAAATATGAAATCAGTACTTCAGTATTTGGTTTCGGGTACTGATATTATTTTAAGCGACAATATCCCGGATATAAACTTTACAAAGTTTATTATCCCGGCTAATATGTCCAAACTCGAAGCTTTACAATTGATGAAAGAAAAATATGGAGTGACCGTATTTTTTATGGGGAAAACGCTCTATTCCGGATTAGCTTATGTTATCGATCGTGGAACTGTAAAGTATAAACTTGGGTATAATACTATAAAAGCTGATGATCTTAAATACCGGAATGCTGATGATGTAAGCCTGAAGGTAAAAGCAATTTGGATAAAGCCGAATAACACAAAGGTTGAAGCTGAGGTTGGTGATAAGGAAGGAAGCCAACGTACATTGTTTTTTTACGATGTTTCGAGTACTGAAGAACTCAAAAAACTGGCTACTGAAGAAATAAAAAAATACAAGTATTCGGGTTATGAAGGTAGTATAACAACATTTCTTCAACCATTTGCACAACCCGGGATGAAAGCAAATATATCCGACCCGAAATATGACGAACGTGGAGGCACTTACTATATCACTAAAACGAAAGTAAAGGCTGATAGAAATGGAGGTCGTAGAACGATTGATATAACAGTTAAGTTATTATGACGGCTGAACAAAAGATACTAGAAAATATACGACTTATTGGAAAAGGCAATGAAAAAACATTCCTGGCAATAGTCGAAAATAATTATCCGGATAAGGATTATGTTGATGTTAGGGATTTATCCGGTACACTTTACCCTGAAGTTAGAAAACGTTCTGCCATAGGTGATGGCGAAGATGCAAAAAAAGGAATGGTTATTACTCCTGTTTCCAAGTCTTCAGTGATTGTCAGTCGTATTGGAAACAGTGATGAAATGTTTGTTGAGATGTTTTCTGAAGTTGAAAGCATTGTATTTGATGGAGGTGAAAATGGTGGATTAACGATTACACCAAAATTAGTTGAAGAACTGGGAAAAACAAATTCATTACTTCAGGCTTTTATAACGGTTATTTCAGGAGCTCCAGTACCGGAACCTGGCAATGGTTCACCCAGTGCTTTGCAAATAGCCTTGAAAACTGCCATAACAGGAAAGCAGCTCGGGGATTATTCAGAGATTGAGAATACAAAAATTAAACACTAATGAGTAAAGGAATAGGCATATTATTGGGTGATAATTTCGAACCTGTTATTCAGGTAGTCCGGGACTCTAATGGTTTAATTTTATCCGGGATGGTTGTTGGTGATGTGACGAAACAAAACCAACGAATCATTTTGCTTGCAGAAAAAGGAGAAATAAAAGAAGCCCCAACCCTGGGTGTTGGAATCGCTTCCTTTATTGACGATGATAACCCTTCAGACTTGCTTCGCGAAATTTGCGAAAACCTTCGCGATGATGGACAAACAGTCCGGTCATGCAGATTTAATGATAGTGGAAAACTTGAAATTGATGGTGGATATGAAAGTTAAAGAGGGTCAAACATTATTCGATATTTCCCTTCAGGAACTTGGTTCTATTGAAGGGGTATTTGAATTAGCAATGTTGAACGGGTTTAATATGACTGATGACTTAGTTCCTGGACAAAAATTGAAGTTACCTGAAGTGATTGAATATGATATTCAACAATATTACAAAAACAAAAGCATTAATCCTGCTACATTATTAACTTATCAGGCTCAACTCATATCATCAGAAGTTGATACGATCATTCGCAATATTGATGTAATACAAAGCAATTCAATTCCAGCACTTCAAGGACAAAGTTTATTTGATATCGCCTTACAAACAACAGGAAGTGTTGAAGCTGCTTTCGACATGGCCTTATTGAACTTGATTGCAATAACAGATGATATTGAAGCCGGATGGGAACTGACAAAGGTGTCAGTAATAAATAATCAAATTGCAAGCTATTATAGCGATAAAAATATTAAACCGGCAACATTCATTCAGGGAGCGATTGGAGATGATATTGGTGGTATTGAATACTGGGCAATTGAAACTGAATTTTTAGTAAGCTAACTTAAAACGAATAACACGAATGGCACGGACAACAGCAGAAATTAAAGCGACAATGACCGCTGATTTTATGAATAATACCACATTTGCAGCTTATTATGGCTTCACGTTGGGCGATGCTTTTGATGATCATTTTTCAAAAGTATCATTCGAAGGGTTTATATTCTTTACCGTTGCTACAGCGATCTGTTTTTTGGAAAAGATATTTGATGCTGATAAGGCTGATATTGATACCCTGATAGCCGAATTAAAGCCTCACAGCAAGAAATGGTACATTAACAAGGCTTTGGCTTTTATGTACGGTTATGAGCTAGTTGTGGACACGGATATGTATGATACGACTACTTTAACTGCTGCACAGATATCGACCGCACATGTGGTGAAATATGCAGCTGCTGTTGAAAAAAGTAGCGTGGTATATCTAAAAGTAGCCGGTGCAGGACTTACTCAGATTTCAACAGACCAGGAAGCGGGCTTAGTTGCTTATTTTAAAGAGGTGAAAGATGCCGGGGTAAAACTTGAAATTATAAATCGACCTGCTGAATACTTCAAAGCTAAACTAACGATTTACTATAACCCGATGGTTTTAAACTCAGACGGTTCAAGTATTGACGGTAGTTTTCCGGTTCGAGATGCCATCATAGCATTTATAAGCTCCTTACCGTTCAATGGTGAATACAGAAACAATGCTTTGATTGATGCCTTACAAGTACTCGAAGGTGTTGTAATGGCCGAATTGGTAAGTGTTGCAACCAGTTCCGATAACGGAGTTACATTTATTCCGGTTGATGCCTATGTTGTTCCGGATTCGGGACGTTTTAAAATTAATGTTGATACTGATTTAATTCTTGATTATAAAGCCTATGAAACTGTTAGCGATTGATTTTAATAAGCTGGCCGTTTTGTTACAGGCTACATTTTTGAGACCGGTTTCAATTATCGGTTATCTCAAGTCTCTTATGCCGGCTATCTCAGATTTACAGGATCGTTTTTTCACGAATAGAACTAAGAACCTGTACATACTGAATCATAACGGACAGGTTTGTTATTTGCGTAAAGTGTTGAACGATGCTTTTCCAAAGCGAAATAAGGATTTTATAATTGAAGATTACGAACAAGGAGGTAACTGGGTATTTGCTTATGATGAATCATTGATTGATTCACAACTTATGATACCGGATGATTCTTCTTTGCTTATTTATTCGGTTGAAACAATCGGTGATTATGCCAATTTCAAAGTAAAGATACCGATAGTTCTTACAGGTGATGACAACCTGAATAGAATCAAATCACTTGTAAACAGTTATAAATTACTATCTAAAAAAGCGATATATGCATACTATTAATTTCACCAACAATCTCAAGAACTTTCCATTGTCTACTCAGGCGTTGGAATTTATGAAGCTTATTTCGCAACAAGCCTATCAACTGGCCGCTCTTGGGGGAAGCAATTATATATTATCCGGGTGTATCAATACCTCAGCTAATAACTGGTCGGAAGGTTGGATAGTGATCAATGGTGAATTACTACCATTTGTAGCCAGTTCCGGGACTTTGACTTCTAACGTTCATATTGTTGAACTGAAAGAAGCAATAACAGCTGGTTATGAAACTTATGATGATGTTTATGTAAGTAGGCATGTCGAATTTGGGAGTAATGTTGGCGGTGCTGATACTTTTGTTTGGAATACTTTTACCAGAGTAAAATCAAACCTCGAACTTGCTGCTGAAAGTGCCACAAAAGAAGAATTAACCGCATTGAGCAACCTGATGATGCCAAAAGGTGGTATAATCATGTGGAGCGGTGCAATTGTTTCAATTCCTGTCGGATATAATTTGTGTAATGGAGCTACTGTTGAAGGTTTCGGTGTTGTTCCTGATTTGCGTTCAAGGTTTATTGTCGGTTATGACGAAAGAACGCTTAATTTACCGGTAAATGTAACGGATACAACCACAAACTATGGTGCAATAAGAAATACAGGAGGTAAGCCAACAGTACAATTAAGTATCACAGAAATGCCAGCGCATAACCATAAGATTCTGGGTAATGCCGGTAATGACCAAAGTGATACAACAGGAAGAGAAATGGGAATAGGTGGTGCTGATTATGGAAATATAACAGAAAATGCAGGCGGTGGCCAGGCACACGAAAACCGACCTCCTTATTATGTATTAGCCTTTATCATTAAAGTCGTATAATCATGGTATCAATCGCACAATTAAAACTGTGGTTCAAAAAGGGACTAAAACCAACAGAGGTGCAATTTGCAGCCTGGTTAGATTCTTTTTGGCATAAACAGGATACAATACCTGCTGAAAATGTAGAAGGATATCAAACGCTCCTGGATAAACGTATTAGTACATCCATTATCAATGAAGCCGGGCATTTGATTATCACGCTAACTGATGGTTCAACAATTGATGCAGGGATGGCAGCCGGATTACCTGGAGCTGATGGTGCACCTGGCATTCAGGGCGAACAAGGTATTCAGGGCGAACAAGGTATACAAGGAACTCAGGGATTTCAAGGTTTCAGAGGTGCACAAGGAGCACAGGGTGACAAAGGTGACCCAGGAGAAGCCGGGATAAATGGAATTGATGGTACAAATGGCATTGATGGATTGCCAGGCGTTCAGGGTATTCAAGGAATACCAGGGAACGCGGGTTCAAATGGCATAACCCCTATCATTGGAGTTAATGGGAATTGGTGGATTGATACGACAGATACAGGTATAAGTGCTCAGGGTTTGACTACAGATCAAAAAAAGATCCTGAATACAATACCTTTAATTTGTTCTGATGAAACAACGGATATAACAGCCTCGACTACAGTACGAAAAAACAGATATGTTTTTCAAACAGCACAAAGTTTCACAAACATAATTGGTGAATTGATTGTAGCTGCTGCGGGTGGTAAATTTACAGTAGATGTAAAAAAGAATAACGTATCTGTATTTTCAACAGTACTTACTTTCAATAGCGGTGCAAGTACAACCAGAACGGCAACTGTACCTGCTATATTAACTTCAACCCCTATTAGTTTTGCAATAGGTGATTATGTAGAAGTATTTGTGACTGGCATAGGTTCTATTACACCAGGACAAGGACTGATAATTTATTTAATGTAAATAATTTAAAAATAAGAAAATGACTGATTTAAGTAAAGGAATTTTAATCTATTGGTTGGTAGCAGAGCGTAACTATGAAACAGCAGTAGAAGGTATTGATTACGAAGTAAGAAATCCAAATGCAGCATGTCCGAATACGGATGGAAGTCCTGTAGACTTCACGGGTGCTCCTGGAGCTGAAAATTACGAATGGTTACTTAAACCGGATGGCGTTCATGTAGGAGTTGATTATCGTCTCTATAAGGAGAATATCGCTCAACGTCCAACACAAATTAAAGATGTTGAATATTCTAATTATAGCATCTATTTAACTGAATATGGAGTTGTCAGACGTTCGAATGATGAACTTATTGCAGCTATCCGACAAATGGAAAGCACAGCTAATTTAGCTGTACAAGGTGAAGCTGACAAAAATAAAATGGCTATGATGTCACCTGCTGTTTATATGGCACAGGCTCAAAATTTGCCACTTACACCCGATTTACAGACTGTGGCTGACAGGTTGATTGAAGTATCGAATAAAGCTAATCAGAACGCTTCGAATGCGCAATCTATGATTGACATTGTAACAACAGGTGGTATTCCAAATATCGATTCAGGTTGGGAGTATGACAATATAACTCCACAAGGATTCCCTTTTAATGCATAAATTATGTTCATTCATTCAGGAAAGAAATATATTGAAAGAAGTATGTATTTGATAGACCCTTATAGATTTGCAGTTCCACATAATATAATAAGAGATGGTTTAGTAGTCTATTACCCATTGGACAAGGATTCATTAGATTATAGTGGAAATAATTTACACATGACTGGTAATTATGTAGAAGGTATAGGTAAAATAGGAAAGTGTCATAAAAGTATTCCTAAAACCAATAGTGTTTTAAGCCAATCCGTTAATGGAATATCAATGCCAACAGGATCCTCTCCTCGTACACTATGTTTTTGGGTAAAATTAAATTCTTATCCTACCGAAATAGTATGTGGAATAACGGGGTATGGCTACGATGGAGGTGGAAGTTTATTTATAATTTCATCAATGAATTCATCATATGCGAACAAACTATACCTATGGAATAATGGATCTGGTTATATTTCTTCACATGTGGTTCCATTAAATATATGGACTCATGTGTGTGTAACATACTCAGGTAACATTATAAAATTCTATATGAATGCAACACCTGATTCCGGAGGAGACATATCATTGAGTACTGCTGATGGAGGTTTTAGGGTAAATTATTCTAATATCTATTCAGAATTTGACGGAAGTATTGACGAGATATTACTTTACAATAGGGTGTTGTCACAGGAGGAAATAACTCAGATATATAATAATATATAGTTCATCAAATAAAGTAGGTATAAAAAGCCTCCATCGCCATTCACGCGGCTCTCACACCGTGCAAATATTTAAGGTGCAGACACACCACGACAGAGGCATAAGCCTTTGATCGGGTGTGTCTGCACCTTAAATATGTAGAGATTGTGAGAGGCCACAAAAGTAACAATAATAAATTAAACAACAAATTTTAAAAATGAAACAATTTTCTCAAGCCCCGCTGCCGTTTCAGGGTCAAAAACGGCGTTTTCTAAATGATTTTAAAGAAGCTTTAAAAGACTTCAAAAATGCACCCATGTTTGTCGACTTGTTCGGAGGTAGTGGTTTACTGGCTCACACGGTGAAGAAAATGTATCCAGGTTCCGATGTAGTCTACAATGATTTTGATGATTATCATGTAAGGATTGAAAACATACAGCGCACGAACGCACTGCTGGCCGATATACGCATTATTGTAGGAGTATCGGTAGATGATAAAGTAATAGACAAAGAGACTAAGGAACGCATTATTAAGCGTGTAGAGCAAGAAGAAAAGAGCGGCTTTGTTGATTACATCACCTTGTCATCATCTCTTTTATTCAGTATGAAATACGTCATGAACCTTGCTGAGCTGAAGAAACAAACATTCTACAATTGTGTACGTAAAAGTGATTATGAGTCAGCAACTGAATACCTTCAGGGCGTTCAGGTTGTAAAGAAAGATTATAGGGAGTTGTTCGATAGGTATAAACATATTGATGGCGTTGTGTTCCTGGTAGACCCTCCATACCTGAGCACCGATGTGAGTACTTATAGCAGCTACTGGAGGCTAGGTAATTACTTAGATGTTTTGTCAGTATTGAAGGGAGGTTCTTACTTTTACTTTACATCAAACAAATCAAGTATATTAGAGCTATGTGAATGGGTTGAGAAGAACTTAAACTCTGAGAATCCGTTTAAAGGAGCGACTAAGAAGGAAGTGAATGCACGAATGAACCATACAGCCGGATATACTGATATCATGCTTTGGAAAAGGGTTTAAAGAGCGTTTAAAGAAATGAGAAAGGCAGCGATTAAGCTGCCTTTTGTCATTTATACTTTGCTGTTTCGTAAACGAATTGATTTCCTTTGTAGAAGTTTGGATTAAAGGATATACCTTCTTCAGCAATTATTCCACTTACCCATTCATCTCCTTGTGAACTAAAATCTTTAATTGGTTTAGTTACAAAATGTATTCTTTTATTTCCCTTATAGAACTGAAAACTTATATGGTTTCTTGGCAGACCATTAGGACACTGAGCATTAATAGCATTATTATTCTTTCCGTAACTCACTACTATTGAATCAGGATATAGACTATAATTTGAAGAACCAAAGTCTTCTAATGCCTTGTTATACATTGTTACGTTTGATGGATTATCAAAAAACATCTTTAAGCTATCAGGTAAAACAACTGTTTGCTTATTATTGATTACTTCAACTTCTGTTGGTGTACAACTTGATATTATTGTTAATGTAAACAATAAAGTGATTAACGTAATTATTTTCATGATATTAAGTGATTAAATTAGTATTGTTATGTAAAATTTAATGCAAAGTTATAACAATTTAATGATAATACAATAGGCACATATTTTAAAAATTAACAGTATTCCTACTAAGTGCATGCTATAAATTTAGGCCGATTACACCCAATTTCCTACAAAACAACAACAATAGATTGTTAATACAAAATTCTATTGTTGCCCTAAAATTCGAAATGTATAATTATAATTCCAAATGTATAAACTAACTTTGCGCTTTGGTATTATAATCGATCACGTTTGAAATTTTGGAAAATACTAACGATAAATCGTTGGTCTTTTTCAATTTATACATACCACTCCGTACTCCGCACCTACTCCGCACGGAGTGTTCAAGCCTCATTTGCCCCTATAAATTCATGTAATTTTGTATCAAACAATGCT